CCAGGCCACACGTCGGACAGCTTCTTCAACGCTGACTCGTTTAGTGACTCCTCCGACTTTCCGTCCGGTGATGATCGTTGGACACGACAAAACTTTTCCAAGTTTTAGGACGGCGGAGGGGAGCGGAAGCCATTGCATGCAATCCCCGGACGGTTGGAACCATCCTTTTAGAAAGGTGAGAGTGTGCAATGTCTCGGCGGGAAAATATTTAACTTCAAAGCCCAACTCCGTTCCTGCCTCAACGAGACTGGTAAGACGCGTTCGGTGTTTCAAATACCAAACAAACATCGCAAGGGTGGACAGAGAGTTAAAAGAAGTGGTTGTCGTGATACCGGTAGGCATTTGCGTACCGGCCTCAGCAATAGCAAACAGGCGTTTCTTCCTAATCGTGTATCCTGAAGAACAACACGAATAGGCCAACCGTACGAAGTCATCAGAAAATCCGAAAGACCTCAGAATATGTCCCATAAAATGCTTCATAGGACCATCATCTTGCGTATGGTCAAACTTTGACTGATCCGCTTCGCCTCCGAACTCGGGTCTCACCCCGGCCCAGCCGACGACGGAATCGTCTCCTGACATGGCAAACGTACAATGTCCGTCGGCCATGGCCTGCCCAATCTCGGACAGTTTTGCTTGAGTAAACCCCGACGCAAAATAGATGGCTACGGGTATTCCGTAGACATTCCAAATGCGCCCATCGAATCGCTTGTGCAATTCTTCAGCGAACGAACGTGCACAGCCACCCATCTTGTAATGGGTCAATGCCGGCAAATTCTGAATCGCACGGGGTTTCATGGTCAATCGACCACCAACATCTTTTGAGGCGGAAATGGTTTCGTTCCATTTCAAGTTGACAGTTTTTCGTGCCAACGTGCAGCGACCGGCGATTGCGTCATCACGCGCTTCAGCCAGCCTTCGCCCCTTCTTTCCCATGAGCCGGATGTTGTCTTCTTCAGTGAAGACACTCGAGTGTGAGTCGATACTAAAGAGGCGGACAAAGTCAACGCCTAGTTCAGTCCATCGGGCATGACGACTTTCTGCCGAATGAGGATTCTCGGCAAAAGGGTCGTTGTGCAATCGATGCAATGCAGCCACTAAAGTGTTTTTTGCTACATTTGCAGGTTGCTGGAGCAGTCGATGAGTGATGAGGATCGGAAACGTCCGATTCAACCCAACTTCGTCTGAGAGTGACGCAAGGGCGTCCTCAATTGAGACCTCAACATTGTCCACAAAAATCTTTATCTGTCCCCGAAATGAGACAGGTCCAGCCAGAGCCGTAGACACATATGAAGGTAGGGAAAGCGCCTGGGGGATGGCGCAAACCAATGATTCAACGTGTGTCTTCGTTTCTCCTCGAGAATACAATTCACGAAATTCACAAAAAGCTCCGTCAACCGTTGACCGACGGAAAAACAGATACAATGTGATTAAGCTGGGCACCAAAAGATGTAGACATGACTGTCCGTATTGTGCCAGTGCTAGAACAGTGACATTATATAGAAAATGCACCAGAACTGCATTCCAATACCCGAAGTTCGTTCTGTGGTGCCAGAACAACGTACAGGCATGGAATAAGGCACCCGGGATGGGATTTGACCCTCCCGCAACCGCCCTCGGAATCTCAATGGCCCAGATCGGAATGGCCATAGGCCAAAACGTTCTTTTTGCCAACTCTTCTGCCAACGGGGCAAACACGCAGGTATCAAAAATGAAACCGGCGTGTTGATGGTTGATGGCGTCGTGGAACGCTTCCGGGATACCTTCCCCTCCATTTACCATCAAAA